TCCCTTACGACGAGGATGCTTTCAAGCGTCTTCCTGTGTGGATCTCAGAACTTGAGAAGCAAGGCTGCATCAGGCTCTATCAGGTCGACGGTGAATCTTACTTGGACATCCCAAAGTGGCAAAATCACCAGAAAATCGACAAACCTTCAGCCTCTAAGCTCCCATCATTCGACGATGTTCGAGAGGATTCGCGAGGATTCGAGAAAGATTGCCTTGGAACAGGGAACAGGGAAGAGGAACAGGGAGAGGTTTCAGAGACTGTCGTCGTGCCTGATGTTCTGGCGAAACCTCTTTGGGAAGTTAAGTTCGGCCTGATCCTACCCGAGAAGCTCCAAACGGACGAATGCCTTGCTGCTGTCAAGACCTGGCTTGCCTACAAAGCCGAGCGTAAAAGCGGTTATAAGCGCTTAGGCCTTTCGGCTGCTCTCAATGCATGGGAAAAAGAGTTCGATGCCAAGACGTTTGCGGATGCGGTGAATCACTCAATGGCAAACAATTACCTTGGCATCTTTGCTTCTAAAGCAGGTCTTTCATCCAACAGCAACCCAGGCGCTATCAGCGCCGACATCACTAACTGGCAATGAGCGACCCCTACTATGCCCAGGACGACGAGTTTGGCCTCATCGGCGCCTGCCTGTCCGGTGGATCGGATGTTTGCCATGAGGTGTTCGCCAAGATACCCAGCGATGCTCTACAGGACAGCGATCTGTACAATGTGTTCGAGATTGCCAAAGGCCTCGTTGCCAAGAGCGATCCGGTCAACATGGCCACCGTGGTCAAGGAGTGGAAGCGCTCCATGGGCCAGACTCCGGTGCCTTTCGAGGCTTTGAACAAGTGCGACGAGATGTGTCCGAGCCCAGCGAACTACCCGGCATTCGCTCAGGCCGTCTTAGAGGCCCACCACAGACGCCATCTCAGAACCGCTGGAGACCGTCTGATTCGTGAATCCGCTGTCTCCACCCTCTCCGTCGATCAAATCGTCTCTAATGCCGAAGCAGGGCTAACCGTTGAGGCATCCAAGGAGGAAGTCCAATCGTCCAAGTCGGTTGTCAGCCGGTTCATTGACTCGACACAGGAACGGTTCGCCAGGCAGGGACAGCTCTCCGGCATCACCTCAGGCTTCCATCGCCTCGACCAGATGACCGACGGCTTCCAGTTCGGCGAGCTGGCCATCATTGCGGCCAGGCCATCCATCGGTAAGACAGCCATTGCCATTGCCATCGCCAAGGCAGCTAGCATCGACTCAAGGATCCCGACCCTGTTTATCAGCTTGGAGATGTCTGACGAGTCTATCGTGCGCCGGATGGTCTCATCTGTTGGCAGCATACCCATGCAGGACATTAAGACCGGCCAGCTCGACCAGGGAGGCATGAAGGCTATGTCGACGGCATCGGCCAAGATCGCAGGCAGCCCGATTCATTTCATCTCAGGATCCGGTGTGTCCAACATTGCCACCATCACCGCGGTGATCCGCAGGGCTGTACGCAAATGGGGCGTGAAACTGGTCCTGGTGGATTACCTCCAGAAGATCCATGGATCCAAAGCCGCAGAGAAAAAGACCTACGAGATCGCAGAAGTATCTGGTAGGCTCAAGGGCGTGGCCTCCGATACCAAGACAGCCGTAGTTGCCCTGGCTCAGCTCAATCGAGAGAACGAGAAGGACAAAGGCCGAGTGCCTCGACTCACCGACCTGGCCGACTCTGGGCAGATTGAGAGGGACGCTGATCTGGTCCTCTTGCTCAACAGGGAGCGCAACCAGCCCCAAGGCGAGGCTGTGATTGCCATTGCCAAACAAAGAGATGGCGAGTGCGGCCTGGTGCCTCTGTGGTACGACGGCCAATACTGCCGATTCACCGACCCATCACCCAGTTTCTAAATGACAACACAATACAGCATCAGTCAGACCCAAGTCCTGCGAGAAGCCAAGCACCTGGTGCGATTCGCCATCAAGCACGGATGGATGTCCTACCCACGCGGCACCCAGATGGATACCGAGGGCGATCCCATTCCTAACCTGGAGCCGGAGGAGGAGACTAGCAGCCCGATCACACCGGAGCTGTGCAACAAGGCGTTCTTACTTAGGGAGCGAGGGATAACATTGGATAACATTGCAACAGTGTGCGGTGTTCCTCGTGGATCTATTGCTTACATAATATCAAAGGGGCATGAGGACTACCTCTTAAGGCTAAGGACAAATCCCAATAGCACTAAGGAATCTTTTTGATACTACCCAGAAACAGGTGAACGCGAGACCCCTATCGTTCTGTGTGATCAAGCACAAAAAACAATATCTATGCATTCAACACACATACAGTTCCTTGTGGATCAATACGGTGTTGCAAACGTGGCCTGGTTCATTCGCCTCATGAAACGTGGCACCCCGCCGGAGCAACTGGCCAGCTATTGCGTGCCCAACCCGCAGGACAGCAGGCGCGACGGTGTTTTCCGGGCCTTGCAGTACGCCTCGACCGTGCCCAACTCGATGCTGCCTCCCGAGATCCTGGGAGCCTTAAAGCCATGACCCAGCGGGAATACGCCAAGCACGCCGGTGTTTCGCACGGCTACGTCACCCAACTGGCTGCAAAGGGAATGCCTATGCATAGTCCCGAGGCCGCAGATGCCTGGCGCAAGAAAAACATCCGGGCCAAGTCCACGACGCAACACATAGAAACACCGCCCACACCAGAACCCACCGCAATCGAACAAGAAGGCCCCTACAGGCCCGCGGAAGCCTCGAACCCTATCGACACAGCCACCGCGGCTATCGACTCGCCACAGGGCGCCTATGAGCGCCAGAGGCAAATCGAGCGTGCAGCCTACGACCTGGCAGTCGAATCGCTCCGGGGCGGTCGAGCCGATGCAGGCCGCCTGGTCGCCATCCATGCAGCCGCGGCAAAGAACCTGACTAGCGCCCGTGACGAGGTGATCGCCCAGGCCGAGAAGGAGCGGCGCCTTGTGTCCGGCGACTGGGTGCGCCGGGTGATGCAGGAGCACGACGGGGCGGTGGCCTCGTTGCTCAAGGCCATGCCCAAACAACTTTCTGGCCGGATCTCACCGCACGACCCGGAGCACTGCGAGATCGAGCTGACCAGGTGGGTGCAGGAGGTGGCGCTCAAGACACTACACAACACCGACCCATGGAAATCCTGACCGACCTCCAGCGCAGCCTTCTGGACTACCGCCGGAGCCTCTATCGCCCGACCCCGCAGCAGACGGTGGTCGAATGGTCCGAGGCCAACCTCCGCCTGACCCAGCGGCAGACCGAGCACCCAGGGCCGTTCTCCACCTCGGTACGGCCCTACACCCGGGAGCCCATGGAGGCCTGGAAGGATCCATCGGTCTCCGAGGTGACGCTGTGCTGGGGCTCGCAGACCTCGAAGACCACCACCCTGATGGCCGGCCTGGCCTGGCTAATCGCCAACGAGCCGAGCCCGGCCTTGTGGCTGATGCCCTCCGAAAACTTGGCCAGGTCATTCTCTAAGAGCCGCTGGCTACCCATGCTCGAGGACAGCCCGACCATGCTCGAGTGCTTCCCGGCCGAGTCTGATAAAATAACCAACCTGGAGCAAAACTTCACTCGGTCGACCCTGACTTTCGTAGGATCCAACAGCCCGGCCAACCTAGCCAGCCGTCCGGTACGGGTGCTGATCGCCGACGAGGTGGACAAGTTCGCCGAGGCTACGGCCAAGGAGGCCGACGCCCTCGACTTGGCTGAGCAGCGCCTCAAGTCATTCTCCAGCTCCAAAGCCTTTATGACTTCGACGCCCACGGTGGTCGAAGGCCGGATCTGGCAGCGCTTCCTGCGCGGCGACCAGCGGCGCTACTACCTGCCCTGCCCCCACTGCCGGGAGCTGATCAAGCTCGAGTGGCGGCAGGTCACCTGGGACGACGCCAAGACCGAAGACGGCAAGCACGACCTGGCCAAGATCCGGGCCTCGGCCCACTACGTCTGCCAGCTCTGCCTCGGTAAGATCACCGACGCCCACAAGGTGGCAGCCCTCCGCCATGGCCAGTGGCGCCCCGAGAATCCAAACGCCATGCCCGGCGTGCGATCCTACCACCTGAGCAGCCTTTACAGCCCGGATAGAAAGTGCACCTGGGGACACCTAGCCGTGGCCTTCCTCGAAGCTAAATCCTCGATGGCCGGCCTGCAGGGCTTTATCAATGGCAATCTGGCCGAGCCCTGGGAGCAGCAGGACGTGCAGCAGGAGCGCCCCGAGGTATCGGCTGCTGTCTCTATCACCGGAGGCCGCCGCTACCTGACCGCCGACGTCCAGGCCGTGGCGCCGTTCCTGTGGTGGGTCTGCCGGGAATGGAAGGACGGAAACAGCACGCTGGTGGCTGCCGGCCATGCCGATGACTTCGCAGCCCTTCGCCGGGTGCAGGTGGCTTTGGAGGTGCACGACATGGATGTGGGCATCGACTCAGGCTTCAACACGCAGACGGTCTACGATGCCTGCGGCAGTTATTCCTCAATCACATCCAACCCCATCAGCTACCCGTGCGGCCTACGTTTCCCACCGGAAGGCGGCCTCCGAAAACCTGCCTTGGTCGGATGGCTACCTCTCAAAGGCCGGGAGACCGGCGCCCGGTTCACGACAGCCACCGGAGCCGTGCACCCGTTCGGCCTGTCGACGTCTTCCTCGATGCGCACCGACGTCGTGCAGCCCCTCCTGGTGTTCGACACCGAGCACCTGCGGGATATGCTGTCCAGACTTCGAAAGGGAGACATCGACCGAGAATGGGGCGTGCACCAGGAGCCGCCCAGCGTCCAGGCCGAAGGCGCCTATGTGGCTGATCCGGATCTCTACTGGCGGCACCTAGACTCGCACCTATTGCGGCCCCAAGCCAATCGAGCTGGCCGCATCAAGCACGTCTGGGTGAAGCGCAACCAAAAGTGGCCCGACCATCTGCATGACTGCGAGATCATGCAACTGGCTATGGTCATGCTCTGGAATGATCTTACGTCAAGCGATGTCCAGTCTTAGCTAAGCCATTGAACAGGTGAAATAATGTGGGAGCCTCCAGCCCGAGGTGTTCACTTTCACGGTCGCAATCAAGCGTGCCTATCTTCGCAGTGTCTACAGCGCCCTCGGTGGCGCGACACTGCTGGCCGCACTGACCTCAAAGGTCATTGCCGCGGCCTCGGTGATTGAATCCGGCCAGGTTGTTCGGTCGACATCTTCCTCGGATGTCTCAGTCGAATTCGCAGAACCCGGCAAAGGCGCCCCCACACCGTCCGAGATGGTCGAGATGTGGGAAAGCTTGATCGCCGACTACGAGCTGGCGGTCTATCTACTCGGCCAGGACGGCATCGCAGCCCCTACCGACACTCAGGTTTTCAACAAAATGATGGCTGTCGTCCTGGTCGCTGTGACCAGTTACGGCGGCGACTTCTCGAACTTCCGTCGAGAGGGCGCCATCAGAACGGGGATGACCTAATGGGATTCCTCGACAACATCCTGGCTAAGTTCCGGTCGGCCCCTGTCGACCGATACGAGGGCGCGTCCAACTCGATCCGGCGCTCCTTCCTAGACACCAGCTACACCTCCGTGCGGTTCGATGTCACTGCCTCGACCCGGCAGCAGATCGTCCGGAAGTCCCGATTCTTCGAGCAGAACAACGCGGTGATGAACCGCCTGGGCGACCTGTTCGAGAACTACACGGTCGGCAGCAACTTCTCGGTGCAGCCGGCTTCCTCGGATCCCGACTGGAATCTCCGCGCCAAGAAATGGTGGGACACCTGGAGCCGTTATCCTGACATCGGATCCCGGCAGTCTTTCGGCACCCTGATGTCATTGGCAGCCCGTGGTTGGTTCTACGATGGAGAATCCTTCCTGCTTCTGACTAAGGGCGACTCAGGCCGCCCCCGTCTGCAGCTCATCGAGCCTCAACAGGTGGCAACACCTACCGGCCAGGAGCAATCGCCGGACATCTTCGATGGAGTCCGGTTCGATACCAAGACGGGCCGCGCTCTTTCCTACTTTATTGGGCAGGAAACGAACCAAGGCCAACTCACCGAAGTCCGGTCGATATCGTCCGACTCCATCGTCCATATCTACGAGGCCCAGCGTGCCGGCCAGCTCCGCGGCCTACCCTTCGTGGCGTGCGTCATTAACGACCTACACGACCTGGACGACCTCCAGAAGCTGGAGATGGAATCCTGCAAGCTGGCCTCCAGCGTGGCCCAGGTGATCAAGACCAGCTCCGGTGAGGTGCAGGCCAGCAGCCTCCGCTCCGGTGTGGTTGGTAGCCAGGGCACCGCCCAGACCTACTACGAGAACATTTTCGGCAGCACGGTCAAAGTCCTGAAGACCGGGGACGAGTTCGAGCAGTTCCAAGCCGACCGCCCCAACGTCAACATGAGGGAATACTGGCGCAGCCTGACCGAGAAGGTGTGTGCCGGCGTCGGCATCCCCTACGTCCTGGTGTTCCCGGAAGGGATGCAGGGCACGGTCTACCGCGGCGCCCTCGATATGTCCTCGGTGTGGTTCCGGAGCCGTCACCAGGTGATGGCCTCGGCCGCCCGTAGGATCTGGGAATATGTGATGGAATACGCCATCCGCACCGACCCCAGCCTCCGCGATTCTCCCGACGACTGGTACGAGATCGCCATCCAGGCCCCCCGGGCTCCGAATGTCGATGTCGGCCGCAACTCATCGGCCCAGCTCGCTGAGCTGACCGCCGGCGTCACCACCTACGACGAGATCTACGGCGCCCGAGGCATCGACTGGCGATCTGCCCTGGAGGCCAAGGCCCAGCAGGCCAAATACATCCAAGACCTGGCTGCCAAATACGGCCTGGACGTCTCCGAGATCTCGACCGCCCAGAAGCAACCTATTGCACCCGAGCCTGCCGAGATGGCAGCCGAGGTGGAGCCCTCCGGGACAATGCCCGAGGAGATCCCAGCCCAACCCATCCAGGAGGTGGTTGCGGTGGCCAAGAAACGGAAACCCAGATCCAAGAAATCAGAATGACCAAGATCAACAACTGGCTTTCCTACCAGCCCCGGGCCTCGGCCTCGGAGCCGGCCACCCTACAGATCTTCGACCAGATCGGTGAGGACTGGTTTGGTGGCTCCGGTATTTCGGCCAAGGCCTTCAGCCAAGCCCTGCAGGACGTCGGCCAAGGCCCCCTGGTGGTCGAAATCAACAGCCCTGGCGGCAACGTCTGGGACGGCCTTGCCATCTACAATATGCTGCGAGGCCGGCAGGCGCCTGTCACCACCCGGGTGGTCGGCATCGCTGCCTCGATCGCTTCGATCATCGCCCTGGCCGGTGATACTGTTGAGATCGCCGATGCCGCCTTGTTCATGATTCACGACCCCTCCGGAATGGTGGCAGGCACCTCGGAGGAAATGAGGAAGATGGCCGATGCATTGGATCAGCACGCCGAGGTGCTGGCCGGTATTTACTCCAAGGTAACCGGCCGACCAACCTCTCAGATCCGCGCGGCTATGAAGGAGGAGACCTGGTTTACTGCCCAGGAGGCCATCCAGTTCGGCCTGGCCGACAAGATGACCGAGGAGCAAATGGCTATCGCCGCCTGCTGGCACCCTCGGGCTGTCACCAAGACCGCCCCCGAGACTGTCCGAAGCAACCTTCGCCGCGGCCTGGAGCAGTACGCCGAAGGCCTCGCCGGTGATGGCCTTGAAAAGCAGACTGTCCTGGACGCCGAGGCCCTCGTGGCCGGTGAGGCGCCCACCGAGGACAAGATCCGCACAGCCAACGCCTGGTGGGGACGCAACGAGCGCTTCCTCGAAGCCGAGCCCAACACACCGGCCGACGTGGCAGCCAACCTTTGGGGAGGCGCCGCAGGCCGTGATTGGTTCAAAGCGCTTTATGCCCAGCTCGAAATCGAGGAGGGCGAGACCCCGGATGAATCTCCGGAGGACAAACTTTCGACCGGCAGCACCGACGCTGCCGCCGATGGCGCGACAACCGCGCCGACATCACAGCAGACACCACACAACATGACTGAATCAAACACCGTGGTGGCGGCCGCTCCTAGTGCGCCGTCCGCCCTCGACATCGACGCCATCGTGGCTAAGGCCGTTGCCGCTGCCATCAGCGCCAAGGCTATCACCGCCGCGCCTGCCCCCGAGCCTCTCCGGCCGGTGATCCAGAACCTTGGCAACCCTCTCCTGGAGAAGCACAAGAGCCTCCGTGCCGGTGCCGAGCGCCAGCGCTTCCTAGTTGAGAACCACAGCGAACTGCTCCGCCAGTCGGCGCTGATCGCCCCCCAGAACGCGAACACCTTCGCTTCTGGCTTGGTTGTCGACTACCTCGCCGACGCCGTGATCACCGTGGCCACTGCCAAGCTGGCCATGATCAGCAACTTCACCCGCAACGTCGGTTTGGACAATTTGAGGCCGCGAGCGACGGTGCAGGTTAAGAAGTTCACGACTGGTGACGCCACCGTCGACAACGCCACCAACTTCGAGGACGGCGCCGCCAACCAGAGCACCCTGGCCGCCACCTCGGTGACGGTGAACCAGATCACCAAGACCTTCACGGTCACCCAGCAGGAGTTGAACCAGGGCTTCGCCCTCTCGGACCTGTCCCAGGGCTCTGCTGAGATCTTCGCCCTTGGTATCTCCAAGAAGGTCACCGCGGTGATGACCTCCGGTAACTACGGCGCCGGCACGACCATCGGCACGGCCGCTAACTTCGACAGCTCCGACCTTCCGGCGATCCTGGCCTTGGCTAAGAACTACCGCCAGAAGCTGCTGTTGCTCGACGGTGGCCACCTGGCTCGCCTGATGTTCTCCGGTCAATTCACTGCTGCCGCCGGAACCAACCCGTTCCCGGACAGCCGCTACGGCCCGTTGAACAACGGCTATTTCGGCTTCGCCAACATCCTCGAGCAGAACGACTGGACCGGCGCCATCGCCAACACCGCCGGCTTCGTTTGCGGCCAGGACGCCATTGCGGTGGCCTCGGGCCTCCCGGTTGGCATGATCGCCGGTGAGTTCCTCGAGCAGCGCACGGTCGAGCTGTCCAATGGCCTGTCGGTCCTGCTGTCGGTCTGGTACAGCCGCGCTACCCGCGCTCACATGGCGTCCTACGACATCATGTTCGGCGCCGCGGCTGCGGATACCACGCAGGCCGAGGTTCTCATCACCGCCTAATCGGCTGACCCATGAGAATCGCAACTACCATCTCGGTGGACAAGAACGGCAAAACCAAGCTCGTTTCTGGTCCCGAAGTCGACGCGACACTCCAACGCGACGGCTTCAACACCGCGACCGTTCCAGAAGGAGGCAAGCTCATCCTGTGGATACAGGGAGCCCTGGCACCGAAAGTCCGAAAAGGTTAACAAACCGAAATTGGGGAGGCTGTTGGATACGCTGGCAGCCTCCCCTCTAACCGAAAAACCAAATGGCCGTTCAAGCAGACATCTCGATGGAATACAGCATGGGGCGCCAGGGATTCTTCCCGGTGACCACCACGGCTGCCCAGACTGGCAACTTCTCGGCCGTGATTCCGGCTGAGCCGACCGTCTTCACCTCGATCACAGGCACCGGCATCTCTGGGACTTGGACCGGCATCACCCTGCCGGCCGGCTTCCCGCTGGTCGGTAACATCACCGAATTTCAACTAGCCTCTGGCAAGGCCGTGGCATTCCTGGCTCGCACCGCCTAACACATGAGACTTGGCATCGGCATCGGAACCAATCGAGCGCCCTCCGGCGATGCCGGTGGCTTCGATCTACCGATCCTGCGGCGCGATATGCTCCAGGAGGACGAGTTCTTCGTCCTGCAGGAAGATGCCTCCGGTAAGATCGTTTTCTCGTTCGGCACCTACGACCGAATTGCTTTGGAAGACGGCACCGACCTTTTACTAACCGAAAACTCCGACAAGTTCATCCTTACCGTTTACTGATATGGCAGACTCCAAAATTACGGCCTTAACGGCCATCTCAACAGTTGATCCAACGGCCGACCCGTTGGTTATCGTCGACGTCTCCGATACGTCAATGGCCGCCAGCGGCACGACCAAGAAGTCGACGATCAATCAGCTCCTGGGGGCAGGCGGCACCGCCACCCTCGCCTCCGCCACCATCAGCGGCGACCTGACGGTGGATACCTCGACGCTGAAGGTGGATTCGGCGAACAATCGGGTGGGTATTGGGACGGCGAGTCCGGGGACTGTTCTACAAATTGCTTCAGTTTCACCAACAATCCGTATTCAAGACACATCAACTTCTGTTGTTGGTGGTGTTTACGGAACAATTGATTGGCTGTCATCTGACAGTTCGATGACGGGTCTTGCCGCTAAGATCGACACGTTTGATGATGGAGCAACGTATGGCGATAGGGCTGCAATGCGGTTCTTTACGAATAACGGTTCTGCTAATACTGAGAAATACCGCATTGCTTCCGACGGCGTAGCCACTTGGTCCAACGTCGGCGGAGTCGCTGGCACCGCCATGACCCTCAACTCCACCGGACTTGGGGTGGGGGTGAGTCCGACCGAACCGTTGACTGTTAGAAGTTCCGCTGCTGCTATCGGGATGTTTCACAGCACTAACGTAAACGGTCCTTACGTCATATTCCATAACTCGACCGGCAAATTTGGTGACATCGGTTCCGAGCTTGCAATAACAGGAGGTGGCTCTGCTGGTAACCTCACACTCAATAGTCGCTCGACGAGCAATCTGTGCTTTGCTGTGAGTGATTCGGTTAAGATGCGGATAGACTCCTCCGGCAACGTCGGCATCGGAGTTAGCGCGTTTGGAACCTCTGCTGCTAAGGTTCTTGGTCTTGCTGACGCTACTGCTCCAAGCACTTCTCCCGCTGGTATGGGCCAACTCTACGTCGAAGCTGGTGCGCTGAAGTACCGTGGAAGCTCCGGCACTGTCACCACAATCGCCAACGCCTAATCAATACCTACCATGACCATCCTCTGGCTCATCGAACGCCTTCTCACCAAACCGGTTGAAGGCTCCAAAACCGATGTCGTTATCACCGCCGACTGGCGTTGCAACGGCTCGCAGGAATCGTTCTTCGGAACGTGCTACGGCTCGTGCAGCTTCGCTCCGCCCACCGGATCGTTCACGCCTTACGAAGACCTCACGCAGGATCAGGTGCTGGACTGGTGCTATCAGAACGGCGTGGACAAGACCGCGATTGAGGCGAACGTCACCGCGCAGATCCAGAACCAGATCAACCCGCCGGTTGTGAGTCTGCCGCTGCCGTGGGTGGCTCCCGCTCCCGAGCCGGTTTTGGTTGCGGAGCCGGCCACCGTTGTCGATTCTCCGGTCGCATGATCAAGATCGAACTCACTCCCCAGCAGTTCAACCAACTCTATGAGCTGCTCGTCATTGGAATGAAGGCCGGCAACGTGACCAACATGAAGGTCGGCCTTCCTCTGGTGGAACTCCTCGAAACCGCAGCAGCCCAACACAAGCCTGAGTAGGACATGACCAACGATTCATCGACCAACGCCGTCACTGTAGCCATCAGCGCAGCCGCTGGCCTGACCGCTGCATCGTTGGCTCCTATCCTCACCCAGTGGGTCCAGCTAGGAACCGCCGTGCTGGGGTTCCTATGCATGGCCTACGGCACCTACAAACTGTTTTTCGGAAAATGAATCCCAACATCGCCTCCCTCATCCGCCACGGCCTCACCGCCGCCGGCGGTTTCCTCATCGCTCGTGGCGTTGCCTCCACCGAGCAGATCACCGAGCTGGTCGGGGCTCTGCTGTCGCTGGCCAGCGTTGGTTGGTCCATCAAGAGCAACCTGAAGAAGCCTACCGAAACTCCGAAGCAGTGAACTGGATCTACCAGATCGTCCTGGCATTCCTCGACTGGATCCGAGCAACCCCACCCACCGATGTCCAACACGGCCAAGCTCCAAAGCCTCTCAAGGATGATCTGGCTGCTCGTGTTGCCGATCTTCCTGGGCTGCCAGACGAAGGTGGTCCTGGTCCCTTCCGGTGATCCGGTGATGCTGGCCAAGCCGGTGAAGGCCAGCGTGTACGGATTCGACAAAGACAAGAAGCTGGTCGGGCCGTCCACGGTGACGCTGCCTGCCGGTTGGTACGCACTACCGAAGAACTGATATGGCCCAGCAAATCATCAACATCGGAGCAATCGCCAACGATAACACCGGGGACACCCTCCGCGGTGCCGGGCAGAAGCTAAACGACAACTTCAACGAGATCTACGCCGCACTGCCTCTGACCGCCCCGTCGACCTGGGTGCCGACGCTGACAGACTCCGGTGGTGGTCGAACCTTTGCGATCACAGTCAACATGGCGCGACACACGGCCATTGGATTCATCGAGACCTTTACGGTCGACCTAACCATTAACTCGGTGAGCGGCGCTGCCACCGGCGATCTTCGACTGAGCCTGCCGGATCCAGTCACCTACGACGCCGCACTGGCCATCTGGCTCGACAACGCCACAAACCAGGCCAAGACCGCGGTGATCGGTAAAGCTGTCGGTGGCACGTCCTACGCCGCTCTGTACCACTACGACAACGGGGACTCGACCAGCCTGGCCGGGCAACTACAGGCAACCAGCCGCATCGTAATCTCCGGCACCTACTTCACCGCCTAAATGACCATCATCGGCTCCAGTCTCCAGCAGGGCATGACGGTGCTCCAGCAGATGCTGGGGGCGCCGATGTTCATCTGGGAAGGCTCGTCGATCCGGTGCATCCCGGCCATGGTCACAGATGCCAACACCCCGGTGCCCGGTGGCTTCCAGGACAACGTAGCATCCCGGATCCTGGTCAAGTTTTCCGACTGGAAGACCTGGGACAGCACCCTGGTCACGATGGACACCACGCTGTACACCCTCGACCAGGGCACCGAGTTCTCTCGGTTGCTCAAGGAGGACGGCTATTATCTGCTCCAGGAGAACACCGACCGCATCGCCCTCACCTTCTGCAAGCCTAGGCCGGTGGTCGGCCGCACGCTGGTCTACCAAGGGCGCACCCTGCGGATCCTGTCCTGCCGGGTCGATGCCTCCGGCGCCTACTATAGCCTCGAACTAGGAGCCAAAACCCGGTGAGACCTGTCGTGAACATGACGGTCGACAGCATTCACTTCGATGCTGCCATGAAGCAGTATCTGACCCAGACCAGTCGTGAACTTCACAAGGCGGTCAACGCCCGGTTCTTTTACCTTATGGTTCGGCTGTTCGTCCTGGTCCCGCCCAAGAGCCCGGGACAGGAACGGCGTCGAATCTCCGACTATCTGGGAGCACCTGCCGGAAACATTAACCGGAAGTCCAAGAAGACCGGAAAACGCATAGGAACCTCAAGAATACTGAGAAGAGTTCATCTAATTGCCCAAGCAAAGGCCGCAAAAAACCCGACCCAGAACCTAAACGGAGGGCATGGTCTTTATGGCAAACGCATGAAAGCGGCAGCCTCGGCGCTGATGAAGAAAGCAATCGGATCAGTGGGTTACCTTAGGTCGGCCGTGGTAAAATCAATCAGGATTTACAACCGAGGATTCACTCAGTTCCAGAGTCCGAAATGGAAGCCTCTGTCGAAGCCTGCAGGCTATAAGAAGCCCAAGAAGACCAACGCTGCCTTGGTCTCATTGGCCAACCAATACGGCCTGCCCGAGGAGAATGTGGCCATACACAAGGGCACTGTTGCCCATGGTTTACAGGCAGTTCCTGGATGGAATCCGCACGCATTCGTTTCCATGAGAACAGGCATCTCAGACAACCAATACAACCGGGTATCTGAAATCTACAACACCGCCATGCAGCGAGCCATGGACGACGAGACAGCAGAGTTGATCAACCACATGACCGAGGCCCTCTTGGAAAAAGGCAAGGTGCTCGAAGATAACGGGATCGCGATCAAATGAACGCCGTAGCCCTAAGAGCAGAGAAGGCCGTGGCCGACTACCTGGCAGCCGCCGACTGGTCGGCCTCCGGCGCCGGCACACCCACCTGCCTGACATCCTACAGCCGCGGCCTGTACGACGACCCGGACGAGCAGGACGTCATGCCCAACTTCCCGCGCCTGGTGGTCTCGACCAACTCCGCGCGGCCGGTCCAACGCACCGACCTGACCTGTGAGCTGGAGATCGCCGTCGAGCTTCAGTTATCGGCAGACGACACCGACGAGGCCGATGTCTTGACCACCGTCCAGGTGCTCGACAATCGGATCCTGCCGCTCTTTGACGACGCCGGGGCCTCTGCCCTGGATGCACCATCAAACGACGTCAGCGGCCCGTTTACGGCCCAGTTTGCCGCCCCTCTGGACTTTGGGGCAGCCTCAATCTCTAATCGGTCCAGGACGTTCACCAGGACATTCACCCTTTACTGCAGCGCAACCCTCTAACCCAAGACATCTATGGCCAATTCACAAGGACTCGCATACCAGTTTGGCTCACCGGCTACGGTGACCATGTTCCAGACTAACAACTCGACCGCCGTTTTCACAGGGCTCACCTCGATTGAGAGTTACGACATCACTCACGAGGCCGACACCGAAGAGGTTCGGAATAGCGCTGGCGAGGTTGTTGGCCACATCGGCTACAACGAGCGCGTGGTTCTCAACCTTAACCTGATCCCCTCTGGTGCCACTGCTGCTGCTGCCCTGGCGTTCTGCTCGTTGGCTCCGGTCAACGGGACGGTCCGGATCTCTGGTGCTCCGATCATCGCCATGATGGGATATGGTGACGTGCTCAACACCGAGGACGTTCTGATGGGTGGCCGGTTTATCTATGCCGGCGGCGGATCGGTCAAGATGACCCAGACCGGCAAGGCTATGGTCTCGATCACGGTCAAGAAATACAAAAACCTGACTGCCGGCGCCGCCATTGCCCTGAACGTGTGACCAGCCTCGCCGACATCCTGACCGCTACGTCGAAGCCCTGTCCAATTGTAATGGGGCTCCGGCTGGTGCCTTTTAGTGTCGGCCATGCCATCCTGTTGCATCGTTTAGGATCTCCATTCGTTACGGGAGGCAAGGCTAGCGCTAACGATCTGGTCGAGGCTGTTATCGTGTGCAGCCAATCTGCCCAGGAATCCGTCAAGGCTATGGCCTCGGTGTTCCGATGGGTGCCTCTCAGAATAATGCGCCACAAGGTCAGCCAGGCCGATCTGGTGAAGGAGTGCCAGGTAGTCAACGAGTGGATCGGAGACAAGTCCGATTGCCCAGAGGTTCTCAGGCAGCCTGGTGCAGGATGTAGGGAGGCAGCCATGCCTTGGCCCGAAAGGTTATTGGTTGGCCTGATCGACATTGGATTCACTGAGCAGACGGTGCTAAATATGCCGGTGACCGATGCCGAAAGGTTCTTCCTGACCAATGCCGAAATGCATGGTAACGTCGAACTCTGGAACGATAAGAACGACGCCCTCTGGCGTATGGCTCAACAACAGACGGTAAGGAACTGATCAATGGCTATTTTTGCACTTATCGCCAAGCTGGGCCTAGACGGAAGCGCCTTCGAAAACGGCCTTAAAAAGGCTTCAAGCACTACCGACAAGTTCCGATCATCAGTAGGATCTCAACTTGGCGCAGCGCTGTCTGTTGCTGCTATCGGCGCCTTTACCAAGAAGGTGATTGATACAGTCGACGCCATCGGTGATCTATCCGAGCAGCTCAACATCAGCACCGACGACGTGCAGCGCCTCCAGGTGCTAGCAGGCCAAACGGGAGTCTCATTCGAGGCTATGGCCAAGTCGATCACCGCGGTCAGCCAGGAGCGCCTGAAGGCTATTGAAGAGGGCGGCAAAGCCCGGGCATACTTTAAGGCACTCGGCCTTTCAGTCGCTGAACTAAACGACGCGAGCCTATCAAACATTGATCTTATTTCCAGGATGGGCCAAGCGCACAAGGACGCAGGAAACAGCGCCCAGACTCAGGCCGCCATGATCGCCATCCTCGGCGAGAAGGCCTTCAAGGCTGCCGGTGCTATTTCAAAGATCAAAGAGATCGGCCCAATCGACCTTGTTTCTAAAGAACAAATTGATCAGGTTGGCAAATTAGCTGATCGCATGGATGAAATAGAGAGACAAGTTACTGTCGCCGCAGTTCCTGCTATCAACTTCTTTGGAAACGCAGTTGAGAAGGCTGCTAAGGAACTCATACTGTATCAAAATCTATTCAGCAGTGTTTTCAAAAAGTTTGGAGAAGAGGTAGATATTTACAAAACAGGCTTTCGAGGAACACTTGATTCATCTCCAAATGTTAGTAAAACATTAGACTCATTATCAATACCACGCGGAACCATTGGCACAATAGATAGTAAAGTTAAACGCGAAACCTCAATGTTCTCAACACCAGCGCCTCCCGGCTGGGTTAATACCATGGTCGGTGAAATTAAGATCATGACCAACGAGACCAGGGCGGTTCGAGTAAACACCGGCAGAACAGCTCAAGCTGTGCAGGAATAACATGGCAACAATTCAAGGGCTACCAATTCCGTATCCTGTAGCAACTGACTACATCGAGGTCAGCCGCGCCTACGACAACAACGGCAACGGCCGGGTGGTTCAACTGGTTTTCCGGGGCGACAAAGACACCCTCCGGTTCGCATCGGCCCAATGGGTGGCCCTGGGCGCCAAATACAGCATTCGAGAGGACGGCCCCTATTCCGAGGCCACCGTCACCATCGGCGGCACCTCATTCGACCCAGGCCTTCCGATTCAAGACCAGACCGCCCCGCAGGTGGGTGAGATCGCTGACATCCGATACGAGTTCCGCACCGATTACCTCGATGTCTCGGTGTTCGCTTTACCCGCTGTCGACAAGGAGGCCAACTCGACAGGCAACCCTGCCCTTTACCGCTACATCATTGAGACAGCCATCAAGAACGGTGAGAGGCTACCAGGCATTCAGGAGAGCAACATCTCGACCCTGCCATTGGCCCAGAAGGTCTGGCAGATGCTTTACCGCGGCCAGGACACATTCCCGACAGCCCGGGTCAGTCTGACCAGGATCGCAACCTTCAGCGGCAACCTCGGGCTTCCTCAAGTTCCCAACGGCATCCCTCCGGTCTACACCAGGGAATCATTTGCCACAGCCTGGAATCTTCCGTTTTCTGTGGTCTCGATGCTTCCTCCGACACCCATCGACCAGACTACCGGCCAGGCCTTGGCGCCCGTAGGGACAGCCTGGGGCTGGAAGCAGACAAACTACTCGACCAGCCTTATCACCAAGACCAACCAGGTCGAACAGGTGATTGCTTGGACTTTTGCCCCCTACGACACATTGGTCTATCCCTTCATCTAACCTTAACTGACACACCTCTATGGCAGACGAAATCCAAATGACCGCCCGGCTGTACGCTTCCAAGAACGGAGCCTACCTGCCCTCAGTAACCTACACCAAGAGCGCCACCATGGTCGGAACCGACATGGGCTCCCAGACCCAGGTGATCGGCCTGACCGTCGAGGCTCTCGACGTGCCGGTCGATGTCACCAGCCCCTACAAGCTGCTGATCAGCAACCTGGATAACACCAACTACGTCGAGTTGGGTTTTGTCTCCGGCACCTACACCATGCGGATCCCGGCCGGTGAAACCCTGCTGATCCCCTACGTCAGCGCCACCCTCTACCTACTGGCTAACACCTCCGCGGTGACCATCCAGGCCACCTTCTGCGAAGTTTAATCGACCAACCCTATGGCAAACGAAGTCGAGATGTCCGCGCGGCTTTACGCCAGCAAGGGCGGCGCCGTGATCAATTCACTGTCCTATAGCACGGTGGCCAACATGACGGGCACCGACATGGGGCAACAGACCCAGGTGGTCGGCACGACCGACGAAACGCTGGATCTTACCGCCGACTTGTCCACACCCTACCGTCTCCTCGTGGTCAATCTGGATCTGGTCAACCCGGTCTCTATCGGGCCTTCCTCGCCGTACTCATTCCAGATCCCGGCCGGGCAGTTCATCCTGATCCCCTGGGTCGATGCGACGATGTACGTCAAAGCCTCGAACAGCCCGGTGAAGATCTTCGCCCAGTTCTGCGAGATTTAAGCCATGCCTTTACAACTGCCATCCAAGCTATCGGAGCGCGGCCTGAAGGCAGACCATGCTCGGGCCATCAATCAACTGATCGAGGCCGTGCGCCGGGTCCAGCTCGTCGCCGGGCCTGGCCAACGGGTCGAGCAGAATGCCAACGGCACGACGCTGAAGACCGCGGTGGGCTCGACCACGGTGCAGACGGCTGAAGAGTCCTGGTTCTACTGATCATGCCCTACGCCACTGGCAGGCTCGACAAGATGTTCACGGCCTACAACCTGAACAATCTTTACAGCCGATTCGACAAGAAGTGCCAACTGGCTCTGAACGGGATGGGGCCTCTGTGGGCGAGTTCCCGGTTCTCACCTTTTGCCCAATGGTCGGCGCCCTTCCCGTATGGCGTCTGGTATGTCTACCGGAACGACCCGGAGACCGCCCTCAGGCTCAAGGACGACGGCGCCGTACCCAGCCCGAGCATCCCGGGCATCGGCACCTACCGGGACGAGCACAACCAGGTGGCCGCGCGGATCGAGCTGTCGAAGCTGGAGAACAAGCACCTGGATGTGGCCGGCGGCCAGGTCTACGTCGACCACCACAGCACCACGGGAGATCCGTTTACCTGCGACGTCGGCAAGATCCACTTTAGCTACGAGCTGTTGCGCCGTGAAGTGGCCGGAATCGAATACGACGTGCACCTCGGCTGGGATCCACAGGCCGGATCCGGGCTCACGTCCTATGTGCGCGGCAGCCTCGGGCCTTCCGACCCCACCCTGCCTCCTGGTCGGATCCACAAGCACCGGCTGGCGGTGGCCGAGATCGCCATCGAGGGCCTGACCGACTTCCGGATCCTGAACACATACCAGCGCTACGACTGCTGGCGGGTCCACAACTGCGGCACCTCGACCGTGCAGGTGCTGCTGCAGTTGCCCGATGGCAGCGCCGACAGGCAGTTCGTTGGTCCTGGAGCCGTCAGGGCATTCCGACGCCGCCAGGACGGCACCTGGGCAACGCGCTGGCCTAACGGTGGGTTCTGCTACCATTTCTTCCCGTTCTTCCCGGGGGACGTGCCCTTCTTTGCTGAAGGGCCACCGAGCTGGCAGGGCGCCAACACATCGGACTTCCTGGCCTTGGAACGATCGGCCCAGGCCAACAACGTGGCCAACCCGTTCATCATGTTCGACTGGCTGCACACGATGGGCGCCCAGATCGACCCGACGGTGCATCACGACATCCGGCAGGTTTACCCCCAGACCTACGCCGATCCCGGGGACTTCAGGCAGCAACTCGGAGACCTGGTGTTTACCTGGGGACGTGCCCGGGTGCGCTATTATTTCGGGTCCAGCGGTGAGATCTCCGAGGAACGACTGGTCAACTTCCCGGGTGTTGGAAGCCTGGTGCAGCGCCTGGAAGGCCTTGGCATCACCGTGGTGCAGAATGCCAACAGCATCGAGCTAACCAGTGACCGCGGTTTGATCGAAATAAGCCCGGTCGACTGCAACATCTTCTGCGATTCAACGGCGCCCAGGTGGCAGATCAGCACCACACCGCTCACCATCTCAACAGTTTATCCTCAGGGATTCTGGTCTGCCGGTAACGAGGCCACAATCTTCGACAAGGCCATCGACGTTCGGCGCCGGCTGGCTGTTGAAGAGGGCTTCCTGAACAATTACGATGATGTCCACGACATCACCGAGGACCGGGTCGGCCTACTCAGGCTGACACCTCAAGGCCTGGTCTGCAGCGTCGGCAACCCTATTGGCATCGACGGCAACCTCCTGATCGACTACGAGGCCTATGCCACCTCAGGCCAGCTCTACGTCAGGAACCATGACCCTGGGTTCGGTGTGGGCGCCTGGCAGAACTTCTACTTTTCCTCAAGCGACAAGACGGTGCTGATCGGGCCTTCACGGGTAAACAATGTCACCGGCCAATGGTTCCACCTGTTCCCGACCAAGATCGGCAACAATGTGGCGACCTCCAGCCTGTTCTACCAGGGCTCGATCAACGCTGCCTTCATCCCACCAGGAGGCCCTTGGGGATTCTCATCTGGCAACTACGACAACGAGCTGATGCGAGCCCAGTTCGGTAACCCTGACCAGCTTGCGACCGCTGGATTCGAGGCCGACTTCTGGGTCAACAAATGGGGCGGCCCCAACGGCGTCGATGCCTCGGTGCGAATCCCAGGCAGCCCAAACAAGACACCGAAGTTCGCACAAGGGCCGACTGGTCTATTCCAGGCAGGGATCGACGACATCTTCAAAGATCGAGAGGGATCTCGTTTTGCATCGACGGTGCCGCTGCAGACCTCGAACACGGTGGCCACCTACCAGGACAGGCTGACCTCGATCAAGTTCGACAATGGAGGACACATCGACGATGTGTTCGATATTCCCTACCGCCCTCTGCTGACCCTTAACGGCGGCCCCGGCACAGGCCCATTCTTCCACAAGATCCCCAAGAGCGCCTGGCTCTGGAACCTGCTGCAATGGCGCCTTGATTCGTGGACCCGCTCCGACTGCCTCTGCACCATGGATAAGGCCCCTGGGCTACCCAGCTTCTTTGGCACCGGCTACGAGCCTGACTTTGACGAGGACGCTTGGTACACCGACCAAGCCGGCTACGATCTTCTGACTGGCTACGGCGTCCAATGCTTCCAAGGCCAGGACAGTTTCGGCACCGATTACTGGTTTGTGCCGCCCCAGAACCTGCAGACCTGGTGCCGGCGGTTCGGATTCACCTCGGGCAACTGGCAGACTGAGAACGGCCAGCCCACCGAGTTCCCGGCGGTCCTGGCCACCCGGGTGAAGCCCTACCGTTCCTACTCGGAACGAGAGACCCAGGTGATCGCCAGTTACTTCGACGCCACGACCAACGACCAGAAGTACCTGACCCTGAGCCTGGTGGATCTGAAGGGCATCTAGCTAGTGCCTTGATCATCGCCGCAGATAATGCTTGTAATCTTCTGTGACAATCGTTCCAACCCGGCGCCGGGTGATGGCTGTCGGTTGCTCCCACGGTAACCGGGCCAACAAGGACGCCCTGGCCGCGGTGCTCTTATTTCGGGAGCAGTACAGGCCCAACGAGGTAATCCACCTCGGGGACGCTTACGACCTGGCCAGCCTCCGAGCAGGCTCTCTGGCCAACCCGGATGACTCGGATCATGCCGACGATTACCTCGATGACATCGAGTGTGGCCGGGAGTTCTTGGATGCCTTAAGGCCGACGGTGTTCATCATGGGCAACCACGACCAGCGTGCCCTGAAATACCTGCACCACCACAACACCGTGGTGCGGGGCTTTGCCGAGGCCATCTGGGACAAGATGAAAGAGCCTATTGAGCGGCACGCCCGAGTGTTCATCAAACACCACGACGTGCTGCCCAGGAGCTGGTACAAGCTGGGCGGCTATTCCTGGGGACACGGCCTGCTGTACAGCGAGAACTTCCTGCGGGACACCGCGGAGACCTGGGGCAACACCGTGGTGGCTCACGCGCATCGCGCAGGCATGGCTACAGGGCGCCGCAGCGACAATCCGGTGTGTCTGTCGCCCGGGACGCTTGCGGACGCTCCATGCATGGATTACGCGCTGCGGCGACGTGGTACATTGGCCTGGTCGCATGGCATCGTTTTCGGTGAATACACCGAGGACAGCGCCCAGCTTTACGTTCACCAGTGGTCCCAAGGAGAAAAACGATGGAATCTGCCCAGCTTCTAAAACTCATTCGAGCCGAGATCAACAAGTCCATGGAGAACCCTGGGCCCGATTGGAAAACCCGGGATCAATGGGGCCAGGAATGGGGTCTCAAGGGCGGTCAGACAGGCAGGCTGCTGCGGGTGGCTATCGAGTCTGGCCTGATGGAAACTCAGAAGTTCAGGGTGCCGTGTTTGAGCCGAGGATCCTATCCGGTGCCGCACTTCAGGCACATTTCGACCGAGAAGTGACCCTTGTTTAACCCCTGCAAACATTGGGTTTTCTTCAAAATCTACAGAAAAACAGTTTTCTCTGTAGACGGAAGTCGAGGCATAGGCCATCTTGATCACGTCGAAAGCAACACCACAGCAAACCAAAGCAAAACATGACCAAGAACGAAAAGCTCGCTGAGATCGCCACCAAACAGGCCGAAACAAACCTTTCGATCTTCGCAATGCTGGCCGACCACGGCATCACCATCGTCAACGGCCAGCTCATTGAGGCCATCGAAAACGACCAGGAATAATTTACGCCCGGATGGGGCGAATACCATCCAACCAGGGGCGCGACTGGCCAACGCGCAACATAGCAACCCACAGCAACACCACAGCAATGAACCTAAACAACTTAATCACCGCCCTGATGATCGTAGAGTCTGCCGGCAATGATCAGGCCATCGGCGACAACGGACGCGCCCTAGGGCCACTACAGATCCACCGCGGTGTGGTCCTGGATGTGAACCGGATCACCGGGAGCAACTACCGGCACTCTGAGATGACCAACCGCGTGGCAGCCCGGGCTGTGTGCGAGGCCTACCTCAAGGCCTATGGCAAGGGCGCCAGCACCGAGCAGTTGGCCCGGCGTTGGAACGGGGGCCCTGCTGGAGACCGCAAATCTGCGACCGAGGCCTATTGGGCCAAGGTCAAGAAGCACCTGAAATGACCAAACCCAAAACCATCAACGTGACACCCACCACACACAAGGCCCTGCGGGACTACTGCCTGCAGACCGGATCTAAGCTGCAGGCTATCGCCGACAAGGCTATCCTGTCCTGGCTGAGAAAGGCTGCCAAGTGACCAGGATACTTGCCATCGACCCGGGCATGAGCGGCGGCCTGGCCTACCTGGGCGCCTCCGGGATAATCCTGAACTCCATGCCGGATACCGACCAGGACATCAGTGTCCTGGTGAGCGATAGGCTGGCCATCAGCGACGTGGTCTACATCGAGAAGGTGGGCGGGTACGTGGGCGGCAAGGGCGCCCCGGGCAGCTCCATGTTCAACTTCGGCTACAACGTCGGCTTCCTGCACGGCCTGATTGCAGCCTCGAAGACCCGGGTGATCGAGGTGCCTCCCCAGCGCTGGCAGAAGACGCTGGGCGCCGGCACTAAGGCTACCCATGGGGCCAAATGGAAGGCCCACCTCAAGCAGATCGCCCAGCAGAGGCAGCCCAGGCAGGTGATCACGCTGAAGACCGCGGACGCCGTGCTTATCCTGGAGCACGCCATGATCTCGGAGGGCCTCAAGTGATCAGCAAGAAGGCGATCACCAGCGCCGTGGCCGCGGGCTGGATCTCATTCCCGGAGCCCAAGGCCCGGGAGTTGTCGAGAAACTGGGCGCAGCCGGTCGAGGCCTTCGACGGTGAGCTGGCCTACCGGATGTGGGACAGCGGAGCCGACACCGACACGGTGGCACGGGCTATCGGCTGCAAGCGGCGGTTCGTGGCCCAGATCATCAAGCACCACAGACGATGAATCCCACCAAACCAAAACGTCCCACAGCAAAGGTGTTTGTTGTCAGCGACGACACGCACAAGCGGCTGAAGGACTACGCAACCAAGAAGGGCTACAAGTTGCAGTTTGTGGCAGATGAAGCGGTGACTGAATACCTACAGAGGAAGGAACAACAATGAGCAAGCAAACCAAAGATCAAGAGCAGGAATACCGTATCACATTCAAAGGACTTCTATCCATCTATCTGCCAGAGAAGACAATGACCGAAATCTACAACGCAATCGAGCTGTCCTGCCGTCGCAACGGCTGGGGCATTGCAATCGACGAGAGCAACCGATTGGACTTTGTTCCGATGGTGAAAGTGGAGGACAAGCAATGACACGCAATGAAACAAGAGCCGCTATTCTGATTATGGAGGCGTATTTGGACGGATACGAAATCCAGCGGTGTGGTAAGCATTGGAATCCAAAAGAGTCTTTGAAACCAGATTGGTGCGATACAGATGAACCCTGTTGGGATTTCGATAACTGCGACTACCGCATCAAACCCACCGCAACGCTCCGCCCGTGGACTGCGGATGAGGTGCCGCTGGGGGCGTGGATGAGATTCAAGCGCAACCCGCAGGACCGAGTTCTCCTCGGCTGGGTGTCTGTCCAAGCTGACAGAGATATGTGGCTAGACGAACGTGAACACAGCATCGACGGCGGTAAGAACTGGCTCCCGTGCGGGGTAGTGGAGGAATCGAAATGAACCAACCAATCAACGACGGCGGACCGGCGTTTCCTGTTGTTTTTCAACACGATGAAGCAACCTCAGAATGTTACGGGATTTCAATCCGCGACTACTTCGCAGCTGCGGCGTTACAGGGAAACCTTATTGAGCAAACGGTCAGTAACGATGAAGTCGCTAAATACGCGTACTCACTAGCCGACGCAATGCTCAAAGCACAGGCTGCGTTTGATGAATACTCTCACGACAGGTCGATAGAAGAGATTCAGAAGAAACTGACTGATGCGAACCAGCACATCACCGAACTTGAAGGTCGTCTGCGTGCCCTGTGGGACAAGCTGGAAGGAGAACGGAAGCATTACCATGAGCACATCAACCAACTCGAACTGGCTGGCAACGCGATGTACGACTTCATCAACCCTCCATCTCCGAGCATGAGAACCACCCGAATGGACAACCTGTTGCAGGGCTGGGACGACGCTAAGATTGGGAAGGAGGCCAAGCCGTGAGCGATACACCAAGGACGGATGCGAAGCGTGGTTTTCATGATTTGGACACCGCCGTTGATGCTGAGTTTTCTGAACAACTCGAACGCGAACTGAACGCCGCCAACGAACGCATCAAGCGGCTAGAGGAGGCGGGGGACAATATGGTTACGGAAGAGGACGTATTTATTCGTCTCAAAATCTGGACCAAAGCCAAGGAGGCCAAGCTGTGAGTGATACGCTGCGAACAGATACGCTTCTAATTATACATGACATGGATCCTGAACCAAAAGTTCTTATCAACCATGCGCGTGCCTTGGAGCGGGCGCTGAACAATGCTGACGCTAGGATCAAGCGGCTGGAGGAGGCGGGGGATGCGATGCTGAACGCTGAGAATGACGATGAAGAATACAAAGCAATCCTTCAATGGAACAAATACAAAAATAACAAGCGATGAGCAACGCCGACCATGCAGCCGAACAGGCTTGGCAAGATCATTGTGATGCTGAGTTCCAAGCAGAGTTGGATGCGGCCAATGAGAAGATCAAGCGAATGGAGTCATTCATCAACCGATTCCTAGATCCTGAAGACTTGGGCTACGCCGTGAACAACTATGTCCGCGACGATGCGCGTGAGGCTCTGGGGCGTGAACGAGTGGAGTCTGGCGATGGAAAGGAGAAGCTATGAAACTCAAAGAAGTTATTGAATTAGTTAAAGATGAGCTGGAGTTTCACAAACGACATCCAGAACTGTGGCTTGCACTTGTGATTGCTGGTTCGGCTTACTTCATACTGAAGGAGGTAAATCGGTGAAACGCTACACCCACATCGTGTTGCGACGAATGCCTCCACTGAATGGATTCAGCATCAAGACTCCAGAAGGCAATTTCCTAAGCGACATACGTCCACGGGGCATTGTGATGGAACTCAATCGTCTCAACGACCACATCAAAGAACTCGAAGCCAAAGTGGATGAACTCCATGACTTGGAGAAATGGCTAGAGGGACGATGAACGTAGCATTTATTTACCGACACACCATGGCCGGCGAAGTTCTGATTGTGGATATGGAACGAGCGAAGCAACTGGACGCAGCAAGGGGACATTGGAAACTCATCCACTCGGTCAATGCGGTCGAGACACTCGCATTCATTGTGTCACTAACGCCAAAGCAGAGAAACAAGTACATCAAACAACTTACGGAGCAACCATGATCACCAAACTGCACGAACTGCCGCCAGATCACCAACTGCGTAACACGGCGATCCAGAACATCGACGTGCGGATCAAGTGCCGGCACAGCGGGACCACTAGAGACCCGCGCACCTGGCGCATCAAGAACGATACCTACAACCGTTTATCAGACACCTGGCAGAACAACTTCGACTTCATCCTGCAATGAAATCAGCTCAACAAATCCAACAGGAGGGCACCGGCCCTTACCACCTGACCAAGAAGGACGCCGGGGAGGCCTATCGGGCTGCCCGGAAGATCAAGATCGGCTCGATGTCCTTCTTCACACGCAAACGCGGGAAAGGCTCCAAGTGAAGGACTTCGACGTAGCACGCACCATGATCGAATACGGCGGCTCTTTCGTTCGCAAGCTGGGCGCCGCGGCACTGGTGGCCGACCAGGACAACCTGGCGAAGATCAAGGCAACCTGGCCCGACTACTGGGCGCAGTACGACCGGATGGCAAAACAGCTTTCGGAGGTCGAGAAACAAGCCTCCAGGTAAACACAACAACAACGACACAACAAAGCAAACACATGGGAATCACAGTATCAACGAAACCGAGCAGCGGGAACTTCACACCCTGCCCCGAGTACACAGGCCGCGCGGTCTGTGTCGACATTACACCGCTGAAAGCCTACGACACAGAATATGGGGTGAAACAGAAGTTCAAGATCGCCTTCGAGCTGGATCTGATCGACCAGTCACGCAACCCGGTGCAGCCCTGGGTAGTCATGACGGCGCCGATGACCGCCAGCCTGCACGAAAAGGCCGGCCTGACCAAGTTCCTCAAGGACTGGCATGGACGAGCCCTTACCGCCGAGGAGACCGTCAGCCTCAACCTCGACAACCTGATCGGCCGACCAGCCACCGTGGTGATCGTTCACGAGCAATCGAGGGACGGCACCAAGACCTTTAGCAACATCAAGTTGATCATGCCGCACAAGAGCGGCGAGCCTCTCCAGCCATCGGGACTGTGGGTACGCCTGGAGGACAGGCCGCCCAGGGACGACGACAAGGTAAAGACGGTGACGCCGGCCACCGCGGCGCCGGTCAAGATTGCCGAGGTGAAGGTGCACGTGGGCAAGTTCAAGGGCGTGGCGCTCTCAGAGCTGACCCCGGACGCCGTGCGCGGCCTGGCCGAGCATTGGCTGCCCAAGGCCAAAGTCTCCAGCGGCAAGACGCCTGAAGACATTGCCCTGATCGTCGCGGTTACAAAGCGCCTTGAGGAGCTGGCTAAGGCCGACGAGCCCGACTTTGACGATGTGCCCTTCTAAGCCATGAAGACCCGTAAACCCACGATGAAGCTGACCCACATGGTGCCCGAGGTGGTGCAGCTAAGATCCGAAGGCTACACCCTAGAGGAGATCGGCAAACGGTTTAACCTGAGCCGCCAACGGATCAATCAGATCGAGCAGGCAGCACAGAAGCACGAGGAGATCCTGCGGGTGTGGGGCTTCCCGTTCTCGACCAGGACGTTCAACATCCTGGAAAGCCTAGCCATCAAGAGCCGGCAGGAGGCTCTCGACCTTTACAACCTAGGCCACCTGCAGCCCAGGTCGGTGCGTGGGTTCGGGTGGGTCTCCTATCGTGAGATCTGCGAATGGTTGGGCGTGCCCACCGTAAGACAGCCATTGACCAAGACCGTCTGCCCTCATTGCGGCAAACCGATCTAATAACTTTCCGGCAGCCTGTTGCTGCTGGGACTCGTGGGTAACCGGGGGCGCGCATCGGGACAAACGCGCGACAATCTCAACCATTCAGACAATGCCAGCCAATCCAACCATCATCTTCGACATCGAGACCGGGCCACTCCCGCTCAATCAACTCAATATCCCTCCGTTCAACCCAGCTGACGTAAAGCTGGGTAACGTGAAGAACCCGGACATGATCGCCGAGAAGCTTCAGAAAGCCGAGGAGTCACACACCGCCGACTACATCAAGAACGCTGCCCTGGATGCCCTGAGCGGCCAGGTGCTGTGCATAGGCTACCGCATGGAGCACCAGGAGCCCGCGGTGCTGTGCTCCGATGCCGACGGTGAGGCAGCGCTACTGCTCCAGTTTTGGACGCTGCTCAATCATTATGAACGGCAGCCCAAACTGATCGGCTTCAACATCAAGGCCTTCGACCTTCCATTCCTGATCAAGCGCTCCTGGAAGCACAGGATCATGCCTCCGTACTGGCTGCGACAGGGACGCTATTGGAACGACTTGGTGGTCGATCTGCGTGAGGTGTGGCAGCTAGGCGACTCCCGAGCTCATGGCAGCCTCGGGTCCATCTGTCGGCACCTGGGCCTCGGGGACAAGACGGGGACCGGCGCCGACTTCAGCCTGCTGTGGGCTACCAACCGTCAAGCAGCCCTTGACTATTGCCTGCGGGATGTGCAGCTCACCAAGCAGGTGGCCGACATCCTGATCCCGGCCTATTGAGGGCTGGACACCTCCCCGGCTGTCAGCTAGGGAGCGGCCCGTCGACGTGAGCCGTGAGAAGCAAACGCCGACACCACAACCAGAACCCATGTTCAACTCAATTTTCCCCACCCTTTCCGTGTTACGTCGCGTTGGTTCTGCGCGAGTTCTCACCACGGTCTGGGTGGGGTTTTCCGTTTGAATTATGACCTATTCCGAAAAACTCCAACATCCGCAGTGGCAGAAGACCAGGCTCTTGGTGTTGCAACGCGACAACTTCACCTGCATTTGCTGCGGTGCAACAACCAAGCAACTGCACGTTCACCATTGCTACTACGTCAGCAGAAGAAACCCATGGGAATACCATCTTAACACCATGGTCACACTTTGTTTTGACTGCCACAAATCGGTAGATGAACCAGCAAGTACGTCTAACTCAATGTGCACTGTTTTTGAACCTGCCGTGATTGCAGAAATGTCACGACAGTCTTTGAACATGAAGAACGGATTAGACCATGACGAAGGAGTGTTGCACCCGTTTTGCCGTGCAGCACACGAAGCAGGTTTCCCGGTTGTTAAGGCGTTGAATGTTTTGCGTGATGCTTGTGAGCTTGGAATAATTGACGGCCTTTGGATTGAGATGCTTTCAAAGCAGGTTGCCGCAATAAAAAACCCTAAATCCCAAGCCAAATGAGAATCCGATCAATCAAGCCCGAGTTCTGGGAGTCCGAAAGCCTAAGCAGAGTTTCGAGAGAGGCTCGACTCCTTTTCATAGGGCTCTTTTCCTGCTGCGACGATGTCGGGAGGGCTCGCGCATCCTCGCGACTCCTCGCGAGTCGTCTTTTCCCTTACGACGAGGATGCTTTCAAGCGTCTTCCTGTGTGGATCTCAGAACTTGAGAAGCAAGGCTGCA